GTAAAAACGCAGAAATGCATGACGTGTGGCAATCAGGCAGATGATCCGCATCACATCATTGGTCATGGACTGGGAGGGATGGGAACAAAGGCTGATGATTTGTTTGTTATTCCGCTGTGCCGTAAATGCCATAGCGAACTACACGCCGGGGTAAAAGATTTTGAAGAAAAACACGGCAGCCAGCTGTTGTTGCTGATTCGTTTTTTAATGCACGCGAGAAATTCGGGTGTTTTGAAGTGGAAAGCATAAATGACTGAACGCATAGAATTTGTTTTGCCTTACCCGCCAACGGTGAACACTTACTGGCGTCGTCGTGGCAGCACATATTTTGTATCAAAAGCCGGGGAGCGTTATCGCCGGGCAGTGGCGCTTATTGTTCGCCAGCAGCGGCTGAAATTAAGCCTGTCCGGAAGGTTGGCAATAAAAATTATTGCAGAACCACCGGATAAGCGCCGCCGTGACCTGGACAATATTCTGAAAGCGCCGCTGGATGCGCTGACGCATGCGGGGTTGCTAATGGACGATGAGCAGTTTGATGAAATCAATATCGTTCGTGCTCAGCCAGTATCTGGTGGACGTCTGGGGGTGAAGATTTACCCCATAATGCTTGAAGGGCAGGTCAAAAAATGAAACTGGAAGATTTACCGAAATACTACTCCCCAAAATCCCCCGGCCTGACTGATGCATCGGCCTCAACGTCGAAAGATGCGCTGAGTATCACTGATGTGATGGCCGCGCAGGGCATGACACAGAATCGGGCTGAGATGGGGTTTTCTGCGTTCCTTGGGAAAATGGGCATTAGTATGAATGACAGAGAGCGGGCAACAGAATTGCTGACAGAATATGCACTCAGTCGGTGTGATCGCGTGGCGGCGTTAAGAAAACTCCCGGCAGAAATAAAACCGGTAGTGATGCGCATTATGGCTTCGTACGCTTTTGAGGATTATGCCCGCAGCGCAGCGAGTAAAAAGCAGTGCCCTTGTTGCTATGGGGAAAAATTTATTGAAAGCGTAGTTTTTACAAACAAGGTCCAGTATCCGGATGGTAAGCCGCCGGTATGGGCAAAGTGTACGAAAGGTGTGTATCCGTCTTACTGGGAAGAATGGAAAAAAAATCGGGAGGTGGTGAAAGTGTCTTGTCCTGAATGTAAAGGGAAGGGGGAGATTTCCACTGCCTGTAAAGACTGTCGTGGGCGTGGTGTTGCCATTCATCGTGAAGAGTCGGTAAAACGTGGTATGCCTGTTATCAGAGACTGCCAGCGTTGTGGTGGTCGTGGCTGTGAAAGACTACCATCAACGGAGGCATTTAATGCCATACGCAAAGTGACGAGTGCTATCACGCTTGATACGTGGAAAAAATCAGTGAAACGCTTTTACGATACGTTGGTGGTTCGGTTTGACATTGAAGAGGCATGGGCGGAGCGGCAGTTAAAGAGGGTAACGCGATAGTGTTGTTGATTTTTCCCGAATCTGTGGTAAATTTGCTCTAACGATGGGCGTTTTATGCCTGACGTTAGAAGATTTTTTACACCCCGCCGCCTGGCGGGTTTTTTATGACTGAAATCGCGTCAGTACAGTAAACGCGCTGGTGGTTGCGAATACGGGTCTTTCAGCTTGCTGGCTTTTTCGACAAGAGTTATTGGTGTGTCACGTTAACCGGAAAAGGAAAAGACATGCTAAAACAGCAGGATATGACCGAAACCGCCAGAGTGGTGTTTAATGAATTAAGCGTCACCGAACCGGCGACCGTCGGGGAGATTGCGCAGAATACTTACCTTTCACGTGAACGCTGCCAGTTAATACTGACTCAGCTTGTTATGGCGGGTCTGGCAGATTATCAGTTCGGTTGTTACAGACGCCTTCAGCCCTGAAGGCTTTTTTATTTGTGGTAATGGGCGGCTGGTGGGTGTTAGCGGCACCTGCCAGCCATCTGCTCATGCGTTGGGGTCACAAGCAAACCTCAGGCCCATCTGCTTTGCGCAAAAGCAGAATGAGCCTATCAGAGACAGGCTTAATGATCCATGCTTAACACTGTAAAAATATCCAGTTGTGAGTTAATCAACGCCGACTGCCTGGAATTTATCCGGTCGTTACCCGAAAATTCTGTTGACCTGATAGTCACGGACCCGCCGTACTTTAAAGTGAAGCCCGAGGGCTGGGATAACCAGTGGAAGGGCGACGATGATTACCTGAAGTGGCTGGACCAGTGTCTGGCGCAGTTCTGGCGGGTGCTGAAACCTGCCGGAAGTCTTTACCTGTTCTGTGGTCATCGCCTGGCATCTGATATCGAAATCATGATGCGTGAACGCTTCAGTGTGCTGAACCATATTATCTGGGCGAAGCCGTCCGGACGCTGGAACGGATGCAACAAGGAAAGCCTGCGGGCGTATTTCCCCGCCACAGAGCGCATTCTGTTCGCGGAACATTATCAGGGGCCGTATCGTCCGAAAGATGCCGGGTATGCGGCGAAGGGCAGTGCACTGAAACAGCATGTGATGGCCCCGCTGATTTCTTACTTTCGTGATGCGCGCGCGGCCCTGGGGATAACGGCAAAACAGATTGCAGATGCCACAGGAAAGAAAAACATGGTGTCGCACTGGTTCAGTGCCAGTCAGTGGCAGCTACCGAACGAAAGCGATTATCTGAAATTACAGTCGCTGTTTGCCCGGGTGGCAGAAGAGAAACATCAGCGGGGAGAACTGGAAAAGCCCCACCACCAGCTGGTGGATACGTATACGTCACTGAACCGGCAGTATGTGGAGCTGCAGAGTGAATATAAGCATCTGCGGCGGTATTTTGGTGTGACGGCGCAGGTGCCGTACACGGATGTGTGGACACATAAACCGGTGCAGTTCTATCCCGGGAAACATCCGTGCGAAAAACCGGCAGAAATGCTGCAGCAGATAATCAGCGCAAGCAGTCGTCCGGGTGACCTGGTTGCAGATTTTTTTATGGGCTCAGGTTCAACGGTAAAAGCTGCACTGGCGCTCGGGCGTCGTGCGATTGGCGTTGAACTGGAGACCGGACGTTTTGAGCAGACAGTCAGGGAAGTTCAGGATTTAATCGTTTGAAACGGATGAGATTGCAGAATTAATTACGCACCATTATTATTCTGCTCCCGGCCCTTTAGCTCAGTGGTGAGAGCGAGCGACTCATAATCGCCAGGTCGCTGGTTCAAATCCAGCAAGGGCCACCAGCCGCCACTAGCTCATCAGGAAAGAGCGTCAACCCTTTAAGTTGAGTGTGCGAGGTTCGAGTCCCCGGTGGCGGTCCAGTGCCGACTTAGCTCAGTAGGTAGAGCAACTGACTTGTAATCAGTAGGTCACCAGTTCGATTCCGGTAGTCGGCACCATATGCGGGCATCGTATAATGGCTATTACCTCAGCCTTCCAAGCTGATGATGCGGGTTCGATTCCCGCTGCCCGCTCCAGTTAGAGTCTTTCAGTCTGCGATGATGGGAAATCCCGGAGTGACTGAAAGACGTTTAAGTTATGAATGATCGCTTTTTTTGCAAAATTGCTGTGCAGAAATACTAACCTTCGGGCAGGCGATCATTCATAAGCACTCTGCTTTTATTCCGATTAACTGTGGGTGGTTTGTTGGATAGAGTGCTTCCCTTACTGTATATATCGTTTCGCCCGCTTTTGCGGGTTTTTCTTTTCAAATCCCTTTCATTTCTCAGTGTAAAACTACGCCATCCGTTATTTGCGGAGGTGAGGCTATGAAATCCATGGACAAAATTTCAACGGGCATTGCCTACGGCACCTCCGCAGGCAGTGCTGGCTACTGGTTTTTACAGTGGCTTGATCAGGTCAGTCCGTCACAGTGGGCTGCGATTGGTGTACTGGGGAGTCTGGTTCTGGGCTTCCTGACTTATCTGACAAATCTGTACTTCAAAATCAGAGAAGACAAGCGTAAGGCTGCACGGGGAGAGTAATTCAATGACTCAAAACTATGAACTGATTGTGAAAGGGATCCGCAATTTTGAGAATAAAGTTACGGTAACTTTAGCGTTACGGGACAAAAAACGCTTTGACGGCGAAATTTTTGACCTGGACATCTCGCTGGACCGTGTTGAAGGTGCCGCGCTGGAGTTTTATGAGGCAGCAGCCAGAAGGAGCATCAGACAGGTCTTCCTGGATGTTGCTGCCGGGTTATGTGAAGGGGATGAGCAGTCGCCGGAAAAGCGCCCCGTAATTTTAGAGGCGCAGAATGTGTGGATAACCTACAAAGGAAAGCTACCAGGAAGAATTACTGGTTCTCTGAAGACTCCTCCGGAATCACAACCTTAAGTCACTGACCGGAACAGATAAACCTGTCCGTGGGCAGAAACCGATAAATCCTGATAAATATCCATGAACGCAAAAATCAGATACGGCCTGTCGGCTGCCGTTCTGGCACTGATTGCCGTCGGTGCGCCCGCGCCTGATATTCTCGACCAGTTTCTGGATGAAAAAGAAGGTAACCACACAACGGCATACCGCGATGGTTCCGGCATCTGGACCATCTGTCGGGGTGCCACGATGGTGGATGGAAAACCCGTTTTTCCCGGTATGAAACTGTCGAAGGAAAAATGCGACCAGGTCAACGCCATTGAGCGTGATAAGGCGCTGGCATGGGTGGAGCGCAATATTAAAGTACCACTGACCGAACCACAAAAAGCGGGTATCGCGTCATTTTGTCCCTATAACATTGGCCCCGGTAAGTGTTTTCCATCGACGTTTTATAAGCGGCTGAATGCTGGTGATCGTAAGGGCGCATGCGAGGCGATTCGCTGGTGGATAAAAGATGGTGGGCGCGATTGCCGCATACGTTCAAATAACTGCTATGGACAGGTTATTCGTCGTGACCAGGAAAGCGCATTAGCCTGTTGGGGAATAGATCAGTGAGCAGAGTCGCCGCGATTATTTATGCTCTGGTTATCTGCATCATCGTCTGCCTGTCGTGGGCGGTCAATCATTACCGTGATAACGCCATCACCTACAAAGAACAGCGTGATAAAAAAGTCAGTGAGCTGAAGCAGCTGACCGCCACCATCGCTGACATGCAGCAGCGTCAGCGTGATGTTGCTGCGCTCGATGCAAAGTACTCGAGAGAATTAGCCAATGCGAAAGCTGAAAATGAAACTCTGCGCGCTGATGTTGCCGCTGGTCGTAAGCGCCTGCGGGTCAATGCCAGTTGCTCCGCAGCCGTGCGTGAAGCCACCGGACCCACCAGCGTGGATAATGCAACCAGCCCCAGACTGGCAGACACCGCTGAACGGGATTATTTCACCCTCAGAGAACGGTTGATGACGATGCAGAAGCAACTGGAAGGGGCACAGCTATACATTCGTGAGCAATGTCTCAGATAAAAACCGGCCAAGGATAATCCGCTAAAGATTCGCCGGTGGCGAAAGAGAGCCAAGGTGTCAACCTACGCTATTACTTATGATAATGCAACAGACGAAGCGGGACATATTGGCGCATAACAAATCAGTGCAGGCTAACTGCAGGAAGAACTTAGGGCGTGAACGTAGAAAACCTAAGTAACGCACATTACATCTATAACGAGATGAAAGAGCTACAGCGACAGAAAGGTATACTGGAAAGTGGTGCAGGGCTTGGTGTGACAATCCAGTCTGCCTATCAATATAGTGCTTTTCTTGAGGCCATACGCCCGCATGCAGTTGCTGAACTTAACAGCCGTATTGAGGAAAAGAAATCCGCGCTGGTTAATTTGGGTGCTTCCTTCTCTATATACGAGCATAATAAGGCGGGTTGGAAACCCGCCTAAAGCACTTAGAAACTGCGTGGAGCTGTGGAAAGAATGGATGCCAGTTCTTCCTTCGATAAATCCCAGCTTCGATTTACAGCGTCAATTTTCTTAAACTCATCAAGCATTGCGTTATAGAGATGTTCTGTACGTGAATGAGTATTGGCAATGGGCTGTTTCTGTTCGGGGAAGCGATCAATTTTCTGATATGCCTCAATGATACTGAAGTAATCGCATTCATTATGACCGTCGAAACCTGGGAGCTGAATTTCCCCATCATGTATTTTTAGATGATGGTCACGGACTAATTCTTTTTGCTCGTCATCACTAAGTTTCCTGAAAGCATTGGAAAGTCCGCGGTACATATTCAAGACAGCAGTAACAAAATCACGATCTTCTTTACTTGGTTCATCAACATCCAAATGTGAATATTCGGCCTTCATAACCCAATCATTACCAGATGACACAGCATATTTTACAAGCTGTGGATCAATATCAGTTTCGATACCTAGGTGGATGGCAATGTCACATAACAAAATGGTATTGATTTTATCCTTAATATCCATGAGTTAACCCTCTGAAGTAAAAAGTAATATCTACACCCGTTAGCTCATGAAGTCTATTGATCTGGCTCATATCAGCGGCAAATCTATTTCATGGAGATACTCAATGCAGGTCACTTTTGATTTATATAAGGGCGAAACATGCCAGCACTAATCCCACGAGCCTGCCGTAAACGTGGATGTGCAGGTACAACCACAGACAGTTCTGGTTACTGCGATAAACATCGTGGCGAAGGATGGGTACAGCATCAGCGCGGACTGAGTCGCCACCAGCGTGGCTATGGCTCGAAATGGGATGCCATACGTGCGCGCATACTGAAGCGTGATAATGATCTGTGTCAGAACTGCCTGCGCAATGGGAGAGCCGTTGAAGCCAGAACTGTGGACCACATCATTCCGAAAGCTCATGGTGGCTCGGATGCAGACAGTAACCTGCAGAGTCTGTGCTGGCCCTGCCATAAAGCAAAAACAGCGCGCGAACGCATCAATTGATAACAGTTCCCATCTGTAGGGGAGGGGTGGGTCAAATCCCTGCAGCCCTGGCTGCTCAGTACCGCCGCCTGACCCTTCCTCACATCGCCGCAGGTTCGAAAACTTTTTTTTGGAAATGTGAACAAACGATTGATAGGTAAGACCGATTATGTCAGGACCTCCGAAAACCCCGCCACGCCTGCATTTGATTCGAGGCAACCCCTCAAAGCGCCCCGTTAAAGACCACAAAAAAACCGCTAAAAAGGATGAAAAAGGTCTTCCTAAAATTCCGCAGCATTTAGGGGCTCAGGGGAAGTACTGGTTCAGGCGAATGGCGGAAGAGCTGAATGCGGAAGGGATCATTTCTCAGCTTGATGCGCGTGCGCTCGAGTTGCTGGTGGAAGCCTACACCGAATATCGGCATCACTGCGAAACACTCGATGTTGAGGGGTATACCTACCGCACGGAAACGCAGAGCGGTGATGTACTGATTAAGGCGCACCCCGCGGCGGCAATGAAAGCGGATGCCTGGAAGCGGATCCGGGCAATGCTTGCAGAGTTTGGTATGTCACCGGCAAGCCGGGCTAAAGTAAATATCGCCGGACCGGATGATGTTGATCCGCTGGCGGAGCTTTTAAAAGCGAGAGACTGATGGCAAAAGTGGCTGACGGGATCCGCTACGCCGAACGTGTTGTTGCAGGAGAAATTGTTGCTGGCGAATTTGTCCGCCTGGCCTGCCAGCGTTTTCTTGATGATCTGAAGTACGGCGAAGAGCGGGGGATTTATTTCAGTGAACCCCGTGCGCAGCACATCCTGAATTTCTACAAATTTGTGCCTCATGTAAAAGGGGCGCTGGCAGGCCAGCCCATTGAGTTGATGGACTGGCATGTATTTATCCTCATTAATATTTTTGGTTTTGTCATTCCGCTGGTCAATGAAGAGACCGGGGAAGTTGTCATGCGCAGCGATGGCAGCGGACGTCCGGTGATGGTGCGCCGGTTCCGGACGGCGTACAACGAAGTCGCCCGTAAAAACGCAAAATCAACTCTGTCATCGGGTATCGGCCTGTATATGACGGGGGCAGATGGTGAAGGCGGAGCTGAGGTGTATTCAGCCGCAACCACGCGTGACCAGGCCAGAATCGTGTTTGAAGACGCCAAAAATATGGTCAGAAAAGCCCGGTCGACACTCGGGCGGTTGTTTGATTTCAACAAGCTGGCGATTTACCAGGAGCAGAGCGCATCAAAATTTGAACCGCTTTCTTCGGATGCAAACAACCTGGATGGTCTGAACATCCACTGCGCCATTATTGATGAGCTGCATGCACATAAAACTCGTGACGTGTGGGACGTTCTGGAAACGGCAACCGGTGCCCGTCTGCAGTCCCTTTTATTTGGTATCACCACGGCAGGGTTTAACAAGGAAGGGATTTGTTACGAGCAGCGTGATTACGCCATCAAGGTATTGCGTGGCTATAACAGCGACGTGGAGGGCGCGGTAAAAGACGACTCCTACTTTGCGATTATTTACACCCTCGATGAGGGAGATGATCCGTTTGATGAAACGGTCTGGCAGAAAGCGAATCCCGGCCTGGGCATCTGTAAACGCTGGGATGATCTGCGTCGCCTGGCGAAAAAAGCGAAAGAACAGGTCTCTGCGCGGGTGAATTTTTTTACCAAACACATGAATGTGTGGGTCACTGCCGAATCTGCCTGGATGGATATGATTAAGTGGGAGAAGTGCGAATACATTGCTCCACAACATGAGCTGAAAACATATCCCATGTGGGTCGGCGTCGACCTTGCTCATAAGATTGATATCTGTGCGGCGGCAAAACTCTGGCGAACCGATAACGGACATGTTCATGCTGATTTTAAATTCTGGCTTCCGGAAGGACGGCTGGAACGATGCTCGCGGCAGCAGGCAGAACTTTACCGGAAGTGGGCGGAGATGGATAAGCTCATCCTGACGGATGGTGATGTTATCGATCATGCTCAGATAAAAAGTGACTTACTGGAATGGATTGGCGGTGAAAACCTCAGGGAACTGGGATTTGACCCGTGGAGCGCAATGCAGTTCAGTCTGGCACTGGCTGAAGAAGGGATACCGCTGGTGGAGGTTCCGCAGACGGTCCGCAATCTGTCAGAGGCCATGAAGGAAACGGAATCACTGGTTTATGCCGGGCGTTTCCATCACAGCAATCATCCGGTCATGAACTGGATGATGTCTAACGTTACTGTAAAACCGGACAAAAACGACAACATCTTCCCGAATAAATCCACGCCGGAAGCCAAAATCGACGGCCCTGTTGCGCTTTTTACAGCCATGAGCCGCTTTCTGGTAAATGGCGGGGGCGTGAATGACTTTCTGTCCACGCTTGATCCTGATGAGGACCTGTTAATTCTGTGAAACAGCTTATTACTGATATGACCGGGCTGATCGGTTTCGGTTTGCTCACTGCTGGCGTTTATCTGTATGCAGGTCTGCCAGCGTCTCTGATGCTGTCTGGCTGTTTGTTGCTGCTTTATGCACTGGTGGTGTCCATGAGGAGAAAACATGCTTCTTGATGCTCTGTTTCGCAGTGAGCCTCTGGAAAATCCCTCGGTTCCGGTAACCGGAGAGGCCGCTGAGACGGATAATATTTTTGCCCGGGATGTGTATGTCAGTCCGGAAACGTCCATGAGGCTGGCTGCTGTCTATGCCTGTATTTATGTTATTTCATCCAGTGTGGCTCAGATGCCCCTGCATGTGATGCGAAAAACGAATGAGCATGTTCAGCCGGCACGCGATCACCCGTTGTTCTGGCTCGTTCATGATGAACCGAATGCCTGGCAGACCAGCTATAAGTGGCGGGAACTGAAGCAGCGTCATGTGCTGGGGTGGGGCAATGGTTATACGTGGGTGAAACGTAATCGTCGTGGCGAGGTTACCAGTCTTGAATGCTGTATGCCATGGGAAACCACGTTACTTAACACTGGAGGGCGTCATACCTACGGTGTGTATAACGAAGAGGGTGCATTTGCGGTAAGTCCGGACGACATGATCCATATCAGGGCGCTGGGAAACAATCAGAAAATGGGACTGAGTCCGATCATGCAGCATGCTGAAACCATTGGTATGGGAATGAGTGGTCAGCAGTATACCAGTGCTTTTTTTAACGGTAATGCCCGTCCTGCCGGGATTATTTCTGTGAAAAATGAACTGAACGAACAGAGTTGGAGCAGGCTCAAGAATATGTGGCAGCGGGCGGTGACAGCGCTTCGCAGTCAGGAAAATAAAACCATGCTGCTGCCTGCGCAACTGGATTACCGTGCCCTGACAGTTTCTCCGGTGGATGCTCAGATCATTGATATGACCAAGCTGAACCGGTCGATGATTGCCGGAATTTTTAATGTCCCGGCGCACATGATTAATGACCTGGAAAAAGCCACATTTTCGAATATTACACAGCAGGCGATTCAGTTTGTTCGCTACACGATGATGCCCTGGGTTGCGAACTGGGAGCAGGAGCTTAACCGTCGCCTGTTTACCCGCACAGAACGGGCTGCCGGGTATTACGTTCGTTTCAACCTTACAGGATTGCTCCGCGGGACTCCACAGGAGCGTGCGCAGTTTTATCACTTTGCCATTACAGATGGCTGGATGAGCCGGAATGAAGCGAGGGCATTTGAGGACATGAACCCGGTTGATGGTCTGGATGAAATGCTGGTCAGCGTAAATGCAGCAAATCCGTTGAATGATTTTAAAGATACGAAAGGCAAAGAGGAAAAGAACGATGAATGACCGTGAAACGCGCTGTTACAGCGGGGAAGTGCGGGCAGAACAATATGATAATGCCCCGACTCATATTTTGGGGTATGGCTCGGTATTTAACAGTCGTTCAGAACCTCTGTGGGGATTTCGTGAAATCATCAAGCCGGGGGCTTTTGACGACGTGCTGAATGATGATGTACGTGGATTGTTTAATCATGATCCTAATTTCATTCTCGGACGAAGTTCTGCCGGCACGTTGTCATTATCAGTGGATGAACGTGGTTTGCGTTACGACATTGTTGCACCGGATACGCCGACGATTTGTGACCTGGTGCTGTCACCAATGTTGCGTGGTGACATTAATCAGTCCTCGTTCGCGTTTCGCGTCGCTCGTGATGGAGAGAGCTGGTATGAAGACGACGAGGGGATTGTTATCCGGGAAATCACGCGCATTTCTCGTCTGTATGACGTCAGCCCGGTGACATATCCGGCCTATCAGGACGCAGACTCTGGTGTCCGCTCAATGAAAGCCTGGCAGGAAGCGCGGGCGAGTGGTGCGCTGAAGAAAGCTGTTAACGAACGAATGGCGCGTGAGCGTCTTTTGACCCTTCTTAATGCATAAGGATACTACTGACGATGAAACTTCATGAGATGAAGCAAAAACGAAACACCATTGCAAAGGATATGCGTGCACTGCATGAAAAAATTGGTGATAACGCATGGACTGATGAGCAACGGGCAGAGTGGAACAGGGCGAAAGCTGAGCTGGATGCGCTGGATGAGCAAATCGCCCGTGAAGAAGAGTTGCGCCGTCAGGATCAGGCATATGTGGATGAGTCCGGGCCGGAAGAGCGCCAGAATAATGAGGCGGAGAACGGGAAAAAGGCGGTGGAAGAGAAGCGCGCTGCGGCATTTAACCGTTTTCTGCGTGCCGGATTTGCAGAACTGAATGCTGAAGAGCGTAATCTGATGCGTGAACTGCGGGCTCAGAGTGTAACAACGGATTCTCAGGGCGGATATACGGTGCCCACGCAGATGCGTAACAAAATCATTGACACCATGAAGGCTTATGGCGGGATTGCCAGTGTTGCGCAACTTCTGACCACATCAACCGGGCAGGATATCACCTGGTCAACGTCTGATGGCACGACTGAAGAGGGCGAACTGCTGGCGGAAAATACAGCCGCAACGGAACAGGATGTGACGTTCGGGACCGCTATTCTGGGGGCTAAAAAGCTGTCATCAAAAATAATTCGTGTGTCCAATGAGCTGCTCCAGGACAGTGGGGTGGATATTGAATCTTATCTGGCAAACCGTATTGCCCAGCGTATTGGTCGTGGAGAGGCGAAATATCTGGTTCAGGGGACCGGAACGGGATCACCGTTACAGCCAAAAGGGCTGGCAGCGTCGGTGACGGGAATCATCCAGACTGCAGCCTCTGCCGCTTTCACCTGGAAAGAAATGAATGCCCTGAAACATGCCATTGATCCGGCATATCGTGGTGGGCCGAAATACCGCTGGGCATTCAATGATGCCACATTGCAGACTATTGAAGAGATGGAGGATGGACAGAAACGCCCGTTATGGCTGCCGGATATTGCAGGCGGTACGCCGGCTACTGTGCTGGGGATCCCTTATGTTATTGATCAGGCTATTGACGGGATTGGTACCGGAAAAAAATTCATTTTCCTGGGGGATTTCAACCGCTTTATCATTCGCCGCGTTACTTATATGGAACTGAAACGTCTGGTTGAGCGTTATGCTGAGTTTGATCAGGTGGCATTTCTGGCTTTCCATCGTTTTGACTGTGTGCTGGAAGATGTGGCAGCCATCAAGGCGCTCACTGGCAAATAACCACTCGTTGTTCAGTTACAGACCGCGCCGACGCGGTTTTTTTATGCCCGCACAGTGTTGCGGGCAGGAGTTTCTGATGGCAGCAATAGTGGAAAAACTCAGGGCGCAGTGCCGTATTGATACAGATGATGCAACTGATGATGAGTTACTGATGCTGTATTTCCGGGCTGCCTGCCGCAAGGCAGAAAATTTTATCAACCGTAAGCTTTATGAGGAGACGGTGCCGGAAGGTGATCCTGAAGGGGTGCTTATAGCTGATGATGTTTTGCTGGCGCTCATGTTGCTGGTCGGGCACTGGTACGAAAACCGGGAAAATTCCTCAGATGTCAGCAAGGCACCAGTCCCGTTTGGTTTTTCTTCTCTGCTGGAGCCTTATCGTTTTATTCCTTTGTAGGAGGAGACATGCAGGCGGGCAGATTACGTGATCGCGTAATTATTCTGAATGTCACCACCGCCCGCTCTCCGTCAGGGCATCCGGTGGAGACGGTGACGGAGGGAGCTACCGTATGGGCAGAAGTTAAGGGTATCAGCGGGAGGGAGATAATCTCAGGCGGAGCAGAAACCGCTCAGGCTACGGTCAGAGTCTGGATGAGATTCCGGCGCGATGTGACAGCGACTTCACGTCTGAAAGTGCTGACCGGTGCATTTAAAGGGGCCATTCTGGGTATAGAAGGTCCACCAATACCGGATGCACGCGCTACCCGGCTTGAAATACTCTGCAGCCTGAAGGGGAATGTGTGATGGATTTCAGTCTTGATTTTTCCGGCCTGGCGGATATTGCACGGGATCTGGAGACGCTCAGCAGGGCAGAAAACAATAAGGTTCTGCGCGATGCCACCCGTGCCGGTGCTGAAGTTATGCGGGATGCAGTTGTTGAACGTGCGCCGGAGCGAACCGGGAAACTGAAGAAAAATGTGGTTGTTCTCACTCAGCGTTCAAAGCGTCGGGGGGAAATTATCTCGGGTGTCCACATTCGCGGACGGAACCTGCGAACCGGAAACAGTGATAACAGCATGAAAGCCAGCGATCCCCGAAATGCATTTTACTGGCGCTTTGTGGAGCTGGGAACGATAAACATGCCCGCGCATCCATTCATTCGCCCGGCTTTCGATACGACAGAGGAGCTGGCGGCGCAGGTTGCCATACAGCGAATGAATCAGGCTATTGATGAGGTCTTAAGTAAATGAGGGAGGGCACACTGTATTCCCTGTTGTCTCAGCTGGCCGGAGGACAGGTTTATCCTTATGTGGTCCCGCTGACGGAGGGAAAGCCTGCGGTATCTCCGCCGTGGCTGGTGTTTTCTGTGGTGTCTGACACGGCATCTGATGTGCTTGATGGGCAGGCTGAATCCAGAATTACCGTGCAGATCGATGTCTGGGCGACAGTACCTGATGACGCAGATGATATTCGTGAGCAGGCGCTTGATGCAGTAAGGAAACTGGCACCCTCCGTTATTTCTAAAACGCAGGGGTATGATCCTGACTCCCGTCTGAGCAGAGCCACGCTTGAATTTCAGGTAATAGCCTGAGGTCGTTAATGATTTTACCCACCCGCCGCTGGCGGGTTTTTTATTTTCAGGAGACGAGTATGTCCTCTAATTTTGAGCGTTCGCAACTGACGAAAATTATGATTTCGTCTGCACCGGTAACAGCAGAAACCCTGGATTCTGCCAGCTATCTTGGCCTGAGCTGTACAATCAAAGAGGTGCAGTTTACTGCAGGACAAAAGCAGGATATTGATGTCACCACGCTGTGTTCTGTTGAGCAGGAAAATATTAACGGCCTTGGTGCTGCTTCAGAGATTTCCATGTCAGGCAACTTTTACCTCAATGCTGCCCAGAACGCGTTGCGCAGTGCCTATGACAATGACACCACGTATGGCTTTAAAGTTATTTTTCCGTCAGGCAACGGATTTACCTTTATGGCAGAGGTGCGTCAGCATACCTGGTCTGCAGGAACCAATGGTGTTGTGGCTGCAACGTTTTCTCTGCGCCTGAAAGGTAAACCTGTGCTGACGACAGAGCCGCTGAAAGTGAAGGTCGATTTAAAAAGCACGCTGCGGGTTGCTTCCGGATCGAAACTTGAAATGGCGGTTGAGGCTGCGGGTGGTGTGCCGCCTTATTCTTATGTCTGGAAGAAAGGTGGTTCTCCTGTTTCCGGACAGACGGCGGCAACGTTCAGTAAGGCATCGGCAGTATCCGGTGATGCGGGTGCATATACCTGCGAGATTTCTGATTCAGCAAGCCCGGTTAACAAAGTGACCTCTACTTCCTGCACTGTTACCGTCAGTTAATGAGGATAGATGTGATGACTAAAAATATCCGTAATCTGGCACTGGCAACGATGTCGGGGTTTCGCCATAAAACTGTTGATGTGCCTGAATGGGAAGGGGCAACGGTTGTATTACGGGAACCTTCTGCAGAAGCCTGGTTGCGCTGGCAGGAGATCGTTAAAGCAAAAGATGATGAGACACCGTTATCCGTTGCGGAGCGCGCCCGCCGAAATCTGGAAGCGGATGTTGAACTGTTCATCGATGTTCTGTGTGATACCGGACTGCAACCTGTATTTTCAGAGGATGATCGTGAACAGGTGATTGCCGTGTATGGCCCGGTGCATGCGCGGCTTCTTCGGCAGTCTCTGGAACTAATCAGTGATGCCGGCGAGGTTAAAAAAAAGTAGCGCTTCCGGGGATGCGTTTTCTGATGATGCTGGCGCTCAGGATGGGGCGCACATTGTCAGAGTTACGCCGGGAAATGTCCGCATCAGAAATCATGATGTGGGCAGAATTTGACAGGTTCAGCCCGCTGGGGGACGAACGGGCTGATATCCGGGCTGCCCAGATTGTTTCAGCTGTTTACGGTGCGCAGGGGGTCAAAGTGCCACTGAATGATGCGCTTCTTCAGTGGGAGAAGGAGCAGACAGAAGGCGTATCAGATCCATTTGCCGGACTGGAAAACGCGCTTTTAATAGTGTCTCAGTGAGTCAACATAACCGCTTCGGCGGTTTTTTTTCGTCCGGAGAATGAGTGTGGCGACATTACGTGAACTGATTATTAAAATCTCGGCAAATTCCCGGTCATTCCAGTCAGAGATCTCCCGGGCTTCGCGTATGGGGCAGGATTACTACCGTACCATGCAGAACGGAGGCCGACAGTCCGCTGCTGCATCCCGTGAAATGCGGCGTGCACTGGCAGAAGTGACGGATCAGATAAATACAGCTAAATCTTCGGCACTGAACATGGCGGGGGCATTTGCCGGGGCTTTTGCTACCGGTCATCTTATTTCTCTCGCCGATGAGTGGAATTCAGTAAATGCCCGTCTGAAGCAGGCCTCACAGTCCAGTGATGATTTTCAGTCATCACAGCGTGAATTAATGGCGATCAGCCAGAGAACGGGGACGGCGTTTTCTGATAACGCCAGCCTTTTTGCCCGTTCTGCAGCTTCCATGCGGGAGTATGGTTACAGTTCTGAGGAGGTACTGAAAGTCACCGAGGCGATCTCCACGGGCCTGAAATTATCCGGTGCCAGTACAGCAGAAGCCAGTTCGGTGATCACGCAGTTCAGTCAGGCACTGGCGCAGGGAGTGCTGCGCGGTGAAGAGTTTAACTCGGTGAATGAGAACGGCGATCGTGTTATTCGTGCGCTGGCTGCGGGAATGGGGGTTGCCCGTAAGGATCTGAAGGCCATGGCGGATAACGGAAAACTGACCGCCGATAAGGTTGTTCCTGCACTGATTAGTCAGCTTGGGGCGTTGCGTGATGAATATGCAGCAATGCCTGATACGGTTTCATCCTCTGCAACCAAAGTTGAAAACGCCTTTATGGCCTGGGTTGGTGGTGCGAACGAGGCAAGCGGAGTGACGAAGACGCTCTCCGGTGTGCTGAATGGTATTGCAGGCAATATTGACACCGTGGCAACCGCTGCTGGTGCTCTGGTTGCCGTCGGGGTAGCCCGATATTTTGGCAATATGGCGTCGTCTGCTGGATCTGCAACTGCCGGATTAATTACTGCAGCCAGAAACGAAGTGGCTCTTGCTGAAGTGCAACTTCGGGGGACACAGATAGCAACCGCCAGGGCGCGTGCGGCGGTTTATCGTGCGCAACAGGCGGTTGTTGCTGCTCGCGGTACCGAAAGGCAGGCCGCAGCAGAAGCGAAGCTGACAGCTGCCCAGGTGTCACTTACCCGTAATATTGCGGCCAGAACAGCGGCACAGACAACGCTGAATAATGTTACGTCAGTGGGGAGTCGTTTATTAAGTGGCGCGCTGGGGCTGGTTGGTGGTGTGCCGGGACTCGTCATGCTGGGGGCTGCGGCCTGGTACACGATGTATCAGAATCAGGAGCAGGCCAGAGAATCTGCACGACAGTATGCCGCAACAATCGACGAAATTCGCCAGAAAACGTCGGCAATGTCGCTTCCTGAAGCGTCAGATAATGAGGAAAAGACGCGACAGGCACTGAAGGAGCAAAACAGGTTAATTGACGAGCAGAAAAGTAAGATTAAATCCTTACAGGAAAAAATTGCTGGCTATCAGTATGTGCTGGCAAACCCGGGCTGGACAACCGATAACGGTTTTATGATTAACCACATGACGTCGGTAAAAACTGTCACAGAAGGGCTTGCAGAAGCAACAAATCAACTGGCAGTTGAACAGTCTCGCCTCACTCAAATGCAGGGCAAAGCGCAATCCATTCAGGATGTGCTTGCCGGGCTGGAGGAGCGACGGGTGGCGTTGATCCGTCAACAGGCAGCGGAACAAAACAAAGCGTATCAGTCCCTGTTGATCATGAATGGGCAGCATACCGAGTTTAATCGCCTTCTCGGGCTCGGTAATGAATTACTTCAGCAGCGACAGGGGCTGGTGAATGTACCGTTACGGCTACCACAGGCAACCCTGGATGATAAACAGCAGACCGCACTGAATAACAGCGAGCGCGAACTGGCTCTGTCCCGCCTGAAGGGGGAAGCTCGTGAGCGTGCCCGCCTGGGTTATGCTGCGGATGATCTCGGCTTTGTGGGAGAGGCGTATCAGACAGCAAGACTGAATTATATAAATAACTCACTGGATGCATGGCGAAATAACCAGGCAAATAAACCCAAAGCGCATAAAAAGACCGAAGCGGAAAAAATAGAAGATACTTATAAGCAACTGATTAAACAGCAAAAAGAGCAAATAGCACTGGCAGGGCAGAATACTGAACTGGCTAAGATGAAATATCAGGTCAGCCAGGGCGAATTATCAACCCTGTCAGAAGCGCAGAAAAAAACGCTTTTGCAGAATGCAGCACTCATCGACCAGAAAAAGATTCGTGAGCAGCTTGCTGCGTATGAGAGCAGTCTGGCGGACAGTAATGCCAGTGTCAGAGCATCAAATGAGGCTCAGTTACTGGGATATGGTGAAGGCTCACGGATGCGTGAACGACTTCAGGAAATGTGGAGCATCCGGCAGGAGTTTGAGCAGAAAAATAACGAGCTACTGAGACAGTATCAGGCCGGAGAAATTGAAGAAGCCCTGTGGAAACAGGAAAAATCTCTGAATGAAAAATATCTGGAAGAGCGTCTCAGCGATCAGCAGGATTATTATGCAAAGGCTGATGCTTTACGCAGTAACTGGAATGCCGGACTCCAGGAGGGACTGACGAACTGGGCAGACAGTGCCACCGATTATGCTTCGCAGGCGGCAGATGCTGTCGTTTCCACTATGGACGGGCTGGTATCAAATATTTCCGATGCACTGGCCGGAAATGTTGTGGACTGGAGAAACTGGGGGAGTTCAATTCTCCAGGAAGTTTCAAAAATTCTGATGAACGCTGCCATCGTTAACGGGCTGAAGTCACTTTCCAAAAGCATGTCCGGTGCCGGAGGATGGCTTGGTACAGTCGGCGACTGGCTTTCCGGTGCAGTGGCAAACGCAAAAGGTGGTGTTTATACATCGGCAAATCTGAGTGCTTACAGTAACACCATTGTGGATACCCCGACGTATTTTGCTTTTGCGAAAGGTGCCGGGCTGATGGGCGAGGCCGGGCCTGAAGCAATCATGCCACTGACACGGGCAGCGGACGGCTCTCTTGGGGTCAGGGCCATTGGAAATGTGAATGGTGGCGGTGGATTTGTTTATTCTCCCGTGTATCACATCAGCATTCAGAATCAAGGGAGCAATGGCGAGATAGATGCGCGCTCAGCCAGGGGACTGGTGGATCTGATCGACAGCAGGGTTGTGTCAATTATGCAGTCATCGCGTCGGGATGGAGGATTGTACAGTGCCTGAGCCTGAAGTTTTTAACTGGATCCCCCGTGAGGGGATGGAGACGACACGAAAGCCATCAGTTATTACGGTAAAGTTTGGTGACGGATATGAACAGCGACGGGCTGGTGGTCTGAATGCGGATCTGAAAACGTTTAAACCGGTATTTCGTGTCACAGATGAATATTCCCGTGCCGCGCTGGACAGTTTTTTATCCCGTCATGCCGGGATTCGTGCTTTTTTGTGGCGTCCGCCAAAACACAACAGGACTGTCCGGGTTGTCTGCAGGGAGTGGAGCATTTCGGATAATGCCATGTATACCGATTTTAACTGTACCTTTGAAGAGGTCACTCACTGATGCAGGATATACAGCAGGAAACACTCAATGAGTGCACTAAAACGGAGCAATCCGCGCTGGTCGTGCTCTGGGAAATTGATCTGACAGAGGTCGGCGGAGATCGTTATTTCTTCTGTAATGAGCAGAACGAAAAGGGTGAACCAGTCACCTGGCAGGGGCGGCAGTATCAGGCTTATCCCATTCAGGGAAGCGGATTTGAGATGAACGGCAAAGGAGCCAGTGCAAGGCCAACGCTTAAAGTCTCTAACCTGTACGGCATGGTCACCGGGATGGCGGAAGATCTGCAGAGTCTGGTCGGCGGAACGGTGGTCCGGCGTAAGGTTTACGCCCGTTTTCTGGATGCGGTGAACTTCGTCAACGGAAACAGTGACGCCGATCCGGAGCAGGAGGTGATCAGCCGCTGGCGCATCGAACAGTGCAGCGAACTGAGCGCGGTCAGTGCCTCTTTTGTGCTGTCCACACCGACGGAAACGGATGGCGCTGTTTTTCCGGGGCGCATCATGCTGGCCAACACCTGCACCTGGATCTACCGCGGCGATGAGTGCGGTTATGATGGCCCGGCGGTCGCGGATGAATATGACCAGCCAACGTCCGATATCACGAAGGATAAGTGCAGCAAATGCCTGAGTGGTTGCAAGTTCCGCAATAACGTCGGCAATTTTGGCGGCTACCTTTCCATTAACAAACTTTCGCAGTAAACCCATGACAGAGACAGAATCAGCGATTCTGGCGCACGCCCGGCGATGTGCGCCAGCGGAGTCGTGCGGCTTCGTGGTGAGAACGCCGGAGGGGGACAGATATTTTCCCTGCGTGAATATCTCCGGTGAGCCGGAGGCGTATTTCCGGATGTCGCCGGAGGACTGGCTGCGTGCACAAATGCAGGGGGAGGTTGTGGCACTGGTCCACAGCCACCCCGGTGGTCTGCCCTGGCTGAGTGAGGTCGACAGGCGGCTGCAGGTGCAGAGTGATTTGCCGTGGTGGCTGGTCTGCCGGGGGGCGATTCACAAGTTCCGCTGTGTGCCACATCTTACCGGGCGGCGCTTTGAGCACGGGGTGACGGACTGTTACACGCTGTTCCGGGATGCATACCATCTGGCGGAAATTGAGATGCCGGATTTTTATCGCGGGGATGACTGGTGGCGTAACGGCCAGAATCTCTATCTTGACAATATGGAGGCGACTGGTTTTTACCGTGTCGCACTGACAGAGGCGCAGCCGGGCGATGTGCTGCTGTGCTGTTTTGGTTCATCGGTGCCGAATCATGCCGCCATTTACTGCGGCGACGGCGAGCTGCTGCACCATATTCCTGAACAACTGAGCAAACGAGAGAGGTATACCGACAAATGGCAGCGACGCACACACTCCCTCTGGCGTCACCGGGCATGGTACGCATCTGCCTTTACGGGGATTTACAACGATTTGGCCGCCGCATCGACCTTCGTGTGAAAACGGGGGCCGAAGCCATCCGGGCGCTGGCCATGCAGATCCCGGCGTTTCGTCAGAAACTGAGTGACGGCTGGTATCAGGTACGGATTGCCGGGCGTGATGCAGGTGAAACCGAATTATCTGCCCGTCTTAATGAGCCGCTGGCAAATGGTGCCGTGATCCACATCGTTCCGCGTCTGGAGGGGGCCAAAAGTGGCGGTGTGTTTCAGGCGGTGCTGGGTGCGGCGCTGATTGCGGTGGCATGGTGGAACCCTGTGGGCTGGCTGGGGGCCGCGGCTGTATCGGGTATGTATGCAGCAGGGGCCAGTATGATCCTGGGTGGTGTGGCGCAGATGCTGGCACCGAAAGCCCGGACGCCCACGGCAGCCAGTACAGATAACGGCAAACAGAACACGTATTTCTCGTCACTGGATAACATGGTTGCCCAGGGCAATGTTCTGCCCGTTCTGTACGGTGAAATGCGTGTGGGGTCGCGAGTGGTATCTCAGGAGATCAGCACGGCAGATGAAGGTGATGGTGGTCAGGTTGTGGTGATTGGTCGCTGATGCAAAATGTTTTATGTGAAACCGCCTGCGGGCGGTTTTGTCGTTTATGGAGCGTGAAGAATGGGTAAAGGCAGCAGTAAGGGGCATACCCCGCGCGAAGCGAAGGACAACCTGAAGTCCACGCAGTTGCTGAGTGTGATCGATGCCATCAGCGAAGGGCCGATTGACGGTCCGGTGGATGGATTAAAAAGCGTGCTGCTGAACAGTACGCCAGTGCTGGACACTGAGGGGAATACCAACATCTCCGGCGTCACGGTGGTGTTCCGGGCAGGTGAGCAGGAGCAGACTCCGCCGGAGGGGTTTGAATCCTCCGGCTCCGAGACGGTGCTCGGTACAGAAGTGAAATATGACACGCCGATCACCCGGACCATCACGTCGGCAAACATTGACCGTCTGCGTTTTACTTTCGGCGTGCAGACACTGGTGGAAACCACCTCAAAGGGGGACCGGAATCCGTCGGAAGTCCGCCTGCTGGTTCAGATACAGCGTAACGGTGGCTGGGTGACGGAAAAAGACATCACCATTAAGGGCAAAACCACCTCGCAGTATCTGGCCTCGGTGGTGGTGGATAACCTGCCGCCGCGCCCGTTTAATATCCGGATGCGCAGGATGACGCCGGACAGCACCACAGACCAGCTGCAGAACAAAACGCTCTGGTCGTCATACACCGAAATCATCGATGTGAAACAGGGCTACCCGAACACGGCACTGGTCGGCGTGCAGGTGGACTCGGAGCAGTTCGGTAGCCAGCAGGTGAGCCGTAATTATCATCTGCGCGGGCGTATTCTGCAGGTGCCGTCGAATTATAACCCGCAGACGCGACAATACAGCGGTATCTGGGACGGAACGTTAAAACCGGCATACAGCAACAACATGGCCTGGTGTCTGTGGGATATGCTTACCCATCCGCGCTACGGCATGGGGAAACGTCTTGGTGCGGCGGATGTGGATAAATGGGCGCTGTATGTCATCGGCCAGAATTGCGACCAGTCGGTGCCGGATGGCTTTGGTGGCACGGAACCGCGTATCACCTGTAATGCGTACCTGACCACGCAGCGCAAGGCGTGGGATGTGCTCAGTGATTTCTGCTCGGCGATGCGCTGTATGCCGGTATGGAACGGGCAGACGCTGACGTTCGTGCAGGACCGACCATCAGATAAGGTGTGGACCTATAACCGCAGTAATGTGGTGATGCCGGATGATGGCGCGCCGTTCCGCTACAGCTTCAGCGCCCTGAAGGACCGTCATAATGCCGTTGAGGTGAACTGGATTGACCCGAATAACGGCTGGGAGACGGCGACAGAGCTTGTGGAGGACACGCAGGCCATTCTCCGTTACGGTCGTAACGTCACGAAGATGGATGCCTTTGGCTGTACCAGCCGGGGGCAGGCACACCGCGCCGGGCTGTGGCTGATTAAAACGGAGCTGCTGGAAACGCAGACCGTGGACTTCAGCGTGGGTGCAGAAGGGCTTCGCCATGTACCGGGCGATGTCATTGAAATCTGTGATGATGACTATGCGGGTATCAGCATCGGCGGGCGCGTGCTGGCGGTGAACAGCCAGACGCGGACACTGACGCTCGACCGTGAAATCACGCTGCCATCCTCCGGCACCACGCTGATAAGCCTGGTTGACGGAAGTGGGAATCCGGTCAGCGTGGAGGTCCAGTCCGTCACCGACGGCGTGAAGGTGAAAGTGAGCCGTATTCCTGACGGCGTTGCCGAATACAGCGTGTGGGGGCTGAAGCTGCCGACGCTGCGCCAGCGCCTGTTCCGCTGTGTGAGTATCCGGGAGAACGATGACGGTGCGTATGCCATCACCGCCGTGCAGCATGTACCGGAAAAAGAGGCCATCGTGGATAACGGAGCGCACTTTGACGGCGACCAGAGCGGCACGGTGAATGGTGTCACGCCGCCAGCGGTGCAGCACCTGACCGCCGAAGTCACCGCAGACAGCGGGGAATATCAGGTGCTGGCGCGCTGGGACACGCCGAAGGTGGTGAAGGGCGTGAGCTTCCTGCTCCGTCTGACCGTAACAGCGGATGACGGCAGTGAGCGGCTGGTCAGCACGGCCCGGACGGCGGAAACCACTTACCGCTTCAGGCAGCTGGCGCTGGGGCGTTACACGCTGACGGTCCGGGCGGTAAATGCCCGGGGACAGCAGGGCGATCCGGCGTCGGTATCGTTCCGGATTAACGCACCTGCAAAACCCGCCACCATTGAGCTGACGCCGGGGTATTTTCAGATAACGGCGGTCCCGCGTCTTGCGGTGTATGACCCGACGGTACAGTTTGAATTCTGGTTCTCAGAAAAACGCATCACGAACACAGCACAGGTGGAAAAATCTGCCCGTTATCTGGGGACCGGCAGTCAGTGGACTGTCCAGGGGAGCCGGATTAAGCCGGGGACGGATTTCTGGTTTTACGTGCGAAGCGTCAACCTGGTGGGAAAATCTGCTTTTGTGGAAGCCAGCGGGCAGCCCAGCAATGATGGTGAAGGGTATCTGGAAATTTTCCGGGGGCTGATAGATGAGACGCTTCTGGGTCAGGCACTGAAAGAGCGCATTGATGCTTCAGCGCTGCGTACGGAGGTCACGCAACTGGAAGAAGATATCCGTCAGCGGATGGACACGGATATCGCAGAAGTGACCCGGAAAATCGGGAAGGCGGAAAACAGCCTCACGCAGCTGGTTGCGAAAAAGAATGAGGATCAGACACTGGCCATCGCGCAGGTGAGCCAGAAAGTGGACCGGGTGAGCAGTGAAATCTCACAGACTGTCAGCCAGGGGCAGTCAGAAAACGCCCGACAGATAGCACAGGTCCGCCAGTACGTGGATAAAAAAGGGAGTGAAATTACCTCGACCACGGATAAAAAGCTGGGTGACCAGGCCGTGACCATACAGCAAATCCAGCGGGTTCAGTCAGACACGCGCAATGAGCTGAATGCCATGTATATGCTGAAGGTGCAGAAAACAAAAAACGGTATTCCCTATGTGGCCGGGATTGGTGCGGGGATTGAGGATGTTGATGGTCAGACCCTGAGTAACATTCTGCTGCAGGCCGATCGCATTGCGATGATTACCCCGGAGAACGGCAACACCACGCCGCTGTTTGTGGCGCAGGGGAATCAGCTGTTCATGAACGACGTGTTCCTGAAGCGACTGTTTGCGGTGAGCATCACGTCATCCGGCAATCCTCCGACGTTTTCCCTGACGCCGGATGGCAGGCTGACAGCCCGCAATGCGGATATCAGTGGAGCCATCACGGCGAATACCGGCACGCTCAATAATGTCACCATTAACAAGAACTGTGTCATCAGAGGGAAACTGTCTGCAAACCAGATTGAAGGCGATCTCGTTAAAACAGTGGGTAAGGCTTTCCCTCGTGACTCCCGTGCACCGAAGCGTTGGCCATCAGGAACCATTACCGTCAGGGTTTATGACGATCAGCCGTTTAACCGGCAGATTGTTATTCCGGCGGTGGCTTTCAGCGGTGCCAGACATGAGCGGGAGAACAGCGATACTTATTCGTCATGCCGCCTGATAGT